TTCTTGAAGTCGGGCTGTGCCTCGTCCTTCGCTAGTTCCCAGTATACCCAAACCGGCGGCAATATCCCACCCTGCAACGCACAAGCCATCCAGTTGGGATCCGGTATCATTACCTTGACACACTCATCTACGTTGTCCTCATAGACAACCCGATACTCAGACTGCACACCATCAAGGTTCTCTTTGGCCCAGCAGAGTCGGTCCCATAGATGTGTGCCTTTGAACTCTGGGGTCACTGTCATGCGAGTTCTCCTACTATTTGTGCTGTCATGTAAACATTGTCATAAGATGATCTTTGCCCTTGAGTACCAGAGACGGAGAAAGTACGAACAGTAAGCACCGAAGTAGTCGGTAAATTGGTCTGCACTGCCATGTGATAAAATCTAATCATGCCGACCGCCGAATAATACGCATTGCTCATGGTATTATTAATATTTACCTGAAAAACGCCCTGATCTACATCTGTCAGAGACGACGTATTAAAGCTGTCCTCTAAAGTTGCTGGGTCATTTGAAGAGTCCCATGTTGCCCAAACCTTTGTACTACCATTCACAACATAATTCGTATCCACCGAACCCGCAGTCGAGTGCGTCAGGGTATCTGCTTTGAGTGTTCCGAATGCCATGTCTTATCCTTATGGTTTCGTCGGCCATGTTACGTCATCAAGAGACGTAGCACTGTCTGTGATATCACGCAGGGCTTGGCGGTAGGTTGACATTTCCGATGTCATTGTTTGGTCAGACAAACCATAGTGGTCTGTATCAAGAAGACGTTGATTTCTTTCTGCACGAAGCATGTCTAGCTTTAGTGCATTCAGTAATTCTGTTTCCTTAGTGCCTACTGCTGTTGCATCCCAATCTACAACAGCCCCGTTTGCATCTTTTGCAACGGCATTTGCCCCATCCCCCGATATAGTGACAACATTGTCATACAGCGCATAGATTGCTTCATGCTGCATGGTTACCCTCCAATCTCCATCACCATTATTTGTGAGGCAGTCCGACCAGAATAGTCTTGGTCTTGGTCTGTCTTTCCTCGATTAATATAAAAAGTGCCGTCGTATGTGTGTCCTAAAGTTCCCTGCAACTTATAGGTTTGTTCTGACGTTGATGATGGGGAATCCAAAACAAACCCATTTACGTTTCCGATATCATAAGCATACGGAATACTGGCCGGTCGAAATATAGCATTGTTTCTTAGTTGCTCTGTGTTACCTTGGTCCGCAATTCCAATTGCCGTAGCCCCTCTTAAAAGTCGGATATGTATCGTTGCGGAGGTACTTTGAGATACGTTGATTGACCAAAATACAAGTATGTTACTGCTTGTAGATAAAGGTGTTATTGCCACTGACATGCCGGGGATATCGACGTAAGTGTCAGTGCTGGAGGATGTAAAACTACCGACATCAGTTTTTATTGTGCGTTTAACTTGAAGAACATGGTTTGGAATATACACCCCACCATTAGTCGTCTTCTCGTTGATGGTATCTACAAGGATGGTGCTCATGCGAGGTCTCCAAAGCAAGCTACATTACAATCGTCATGGTCTACGAGAGCCGCAGTCGCTAAATCAACACCTCTCATATTAGCTTGCGTTGTAGTTCTATACGGCGATGTTCCACTACCTTGCCAACCTGAAGAGTCCAAAGTTAGAGTGCCTCCAGAAGTCCCAGAAGCTGTGCCTGTACACTGAACAGACCAGTTCGTGTTAGCCATTGCACTAGACAATGTAATACCTTGCTTTCCGGCACCTGAACCATCTCTAACTGATGATATATTCAAGCTGTCGTTTATGCTGTCGGTGTTTGTAGCGTCATATCTTACCCACGCTTTCGCAGCATGTTGCTTTGTCAGCGTAGCTGCACCGCCGCCGGTACTTTGAATAGTATCTGCCCTCAACGTACTCATAGCGTCACCAATGTCCCGCCGCTTTCAACAGTCAGGGTCACGCCACTGGCTACAGTGAACGGGCCTGTCACGTTTGCGTTCTCGGTTGCAAGGATGGTTATGTCGGTAGTTAGACTCTGTGCGTTGGTGCGGAACAAACCGCCGCCCTTAAAGTTGCCCTTGTTGGCCGCTGGCGGCGTCACAGAACCTCGAGTCAGCCCTAAGAAGTTAATGAAGATATTGTTCGTTCCAGAGGAAGGTGCGTTTCCTGAACCAAACTCAATCGTAGTGGAGTTTGTTAGTGTGTAGGCGTTAGAATCCTGAACAACGCCATCCACAGAAACCAGGATGTCCTGAACGTCCGAGACCGCGTTGTCCAACGTGAACGAAGTCGTGGAACCGTTGCCGCTCTCCCGCTGAACTACGGGGATGTTTTCAAAATGTGTGGCCGGCCTATTTCCAGTGTATGGCACAATGCGCTCCTTTAGCTACTGATCGCATCCACTGCGGAAACCCATACATCCACAGAACTCGCAGCACTTGACTGAACCTTCAAAGCATCTCCTGATTGCAGGACAATTTTAGCACCACCATCCAAAACCTGTAGAGCTGACGCCGCCGGTATCGGAGCATCTTTAATTAAGAAATGGTCGTTTGAACTTACCGTTAAAAACACACTCACCGTAATTTGAGAAGTAGTGGTGTTAGCTAAGTTAATGCCAACCAATGTGTCGTTTGAGTCTGACGTATGTATCGCAACTGCTGATGTGCCTACGTTTCTTGCAATGTAGCGTTTAAAGTCCTGTGCCATTACCTTCTCCTAAAGGGCTATCGCCATTGCGATAGCAAATCCCGCTGTCGCTCCTGATGCTCCGCTTGACGCTGATGTCACCCTCCCATCAGCCGCTACAGTTATACTCGCGTTTGTATAGCTACCAGCCGAGACCCCTGAATTTGCGATATCCGTTGTGACTGACACATTTCCTAAGTTTGTCATTGGAGTAGCACTGGCGGTCACATCTCCAGTTAGCGTAATCGTTGGACTCTTTTCTACGGTGACGCCGCTCTCAATGGTGCCGCTAGACAGCGTCAAACTAGAAAAAGCGTCTACCGCCGCTCCAGAGCCATCCGTGTAGATGACCTTTGTTTCACCATTAGGAATCGACGGGTTGGTGCCGGAACTGACGATTTCAATCGTCTGGCTACCAGAGGTAGCGTTCTCGATGAACCAAAGTTTGGAAACTGTGCTTGGCGCAAGCGTAACCGTCCGCGTGGCTGTCAGGCTTACTCCAGAGGTGATCTTCAAGTACATGGCACGGACACCGTCCGCCGCGCCGTCCGCCATTGTGATCGTGCTATTAGCATCGCTGGCTATTGCTTCTGTGCCATAGCCAAAGGCATCAGCAATAAGTTCAAGATTTGTGTTGGTCGTCTGGCCCCAGGTGCCTGACTGTTCGCCGTCAGCTATCTCTTCAAGACGAAGATTGTTTACATATGAACTCGCCATTCATGCCTCACGCTGCTATGTCTTCCCAGTTATCGCTAACCCCTGTAGTGATAGTGCTCCAAGACGGAGACTGACTTGGCGACACAGCACTCCAAGATGGTGACTGACTCGGAACAATCTGACTCCATACCAAGACAGACCCAACTTGGCCTGTTCCGACTATACCAGTAGCCGGCACATTTGCCAATCCCGTGACAGTTGCCGAACCCAGTCCACTTTGAAGGGCATCTGAAGTGACCTGAACGTCTGCCGACGCAAGTGCAACAGCGGTTCCCTGCGATGCCGTCAGGCCAATGCCTGTAACATCTATGTTGTTGTTGGTAACTAGAGAAACTTCTCCAACAGATCCTGTGGCCTCTATTCCTGTGGCAGGAACATTGGCCTCGCCAACAACGGTTACAGAGTTGAGCCTTCCTGTGGCCTCTTCTCCCGTGAGAACCACAGTAATACCAATAACAACTGTGGTGCTTCCTACTTGGCCCGTGGCGTCTTCGCCAGCAACGGAAACAATGGCTTGAGCATCTACTGTTACAGAATCAACCTCGCCGGTTCCTTCTGCGCCGGTGACATCTATATTGTTGTTGCTTACAGGGACAACAGAACCAACTTCACCTGTGGCTTCCAAACCAGTCTCAGGAACATTAGCATCCGCTGTAACGGTTTCATCACCGACTTCGCCTGCGGCTTCTGAACCAGAAACCGCTACATCCGCCGCCGCTACAACAGTTTCATCACCAACGGCGGAGGTGGCTTCCTCACCGGTGACATCTATATTGTTATTACTTACAGGGACAACCGAACCAACGCTGCCGGTTGCCTCCTTTCCGGTCTGCACCAGAATCTGTTGAGTAGTGACGGTTTCATCACCAACGGCGGAGGTGGCTTCTGATCCACTAACAGCGACCACAGCGGCGGCGTCTACGGTGACAGAGCCAACGCCAGAGCTGGCCTCCAATCCGGTCTCAGGAACAACCGCACCAGCGTCTATAGTGACAGAGCCGACCCCACCCGTTCCTTCTACACCGGTTTGAACTAGAACTTGTTGAGTGGTGACGATTTCATCACCAACTTCGCCTGTGGCCTCTACACCGGTTTGAACTAGAGTTTGCTGAGTGCTGACAGTTTCGTCACCAACTTCGCCCGTGGCCTCTATGCCAGTTTGAACTAGAGTTTGCTGAGTAGTGACAGTTTCGTCACCAACCTCGCCAGTTCCCTCCACACCGGTGACGGCGACGTTGAAGATCACTCTTGCGGTAACCGAGCCAACTGCACCGGTCCCTTCGGATCCGGTAACAGACAGGTTCTGTGCGGTGCTTAGAGTAACAGTGCCTACAGCGGAGGTAGCTTCAGATCCAGTAACAGAAACAACCGCAGCGGCAGAAGTCTGACCGCCAAAGTTACGAAGACCAAGAAGGTTGTTTTCATTGTCCGCGTTATCGTCTTCTACGATAGCGCCGACTGGCACCTCTGAAACAAACCGCATACCCGCCGTTAGAGCGTAACTCTTCGCGTTTGGTTTGAGAGTATTGTCGGTTGTAGTGCTGGAGATAAGCTGGAACTTAGTCGGGAAGTCTGATCCCGTGTTGCTTGTCGCAAGCTGTATCGTGTCTACAAGTGTGCCGCTGCTGTTATAGACCTCGATGTTGCGGCCATTTGTACCCGGCGCACCCATGAAGCATACAAATTCTGCTGCTTCAATAAGGCGAAACTCGTGAGCAAAACAGCCCTCCGGTATAAAGCTGGTTTTTTCACCACCGTCACTGTCCGCGATACTGAATGCCGCAGAGGCTTTGGCCGTTTGGTATCTATTACTTGGCCCAGTAAAGTCTGTACCCGCAGCAAAATTAGTGTTGATTGTGCTTATCGTGGAACTGTTACTGGTTCCGTCACTAGCAAATCTTGTAAAGGTTTGTGCCGTTCCACCGTACCCATCAACCAAAACCGCTGTTGCACTGCCTGACGCAAAGCCGTAAAGGAAATCAGTGGTTGCAGGGAAGAGTGACCTACTGTCGAAGGACAGATCATCGTTAGCGCTCTTGAACACCATAATCGGAATATCAGAAAATATCGTATATTCAGGATCACTGGTATCGTCGCTGTAAGTTTGCGTTGTGGTTGCAGTGCTGCCAACACTCAAGGTTGTAGTCGATACACCGTCCTTGAATATCTCTACAGATGCTGTGCCAAACAAGGCTCTCATCTGAAGTCTTACGCCAAAACGAGTATTTCGTATACCAAAGGATGTACCCGCCCAAGAGGTCGGAACACCTACCGTTTCGTTGTTGGCATTTTGCAGCGTAATCGGCTTGTTCGCCGATATTATCTTGTTTTCGTAGTCAGACGCGGAAACCGCAAGTGTTCCACCTGCCGAACTTATCGTGCCAAGAGACACACCGTCAGCCGAAACTGTCGTGCTATCTTCATAAGCAATGACTGTAATATTTGGATTATTATCGTCATCAGGTACGAAATATTCGGCGTTGAGGGCGCCGCCTAGCTCTGGGTTGCCTTGAGCCGCAAATCCAACAACGGAAACCCCTGCATTCGCGGCAACCGTTACGCTACCAACCGAACCAGTAGCCTCTAGACCAGTCTCAGAAACATTGGCAACGCCGGTTACAGTTACAGAACCTACGCCTGATGTGGCCTCCAAGCCAGTTTCTGGGATGTTAGCTTCTGCATCAACTGTTACGCTACCGTTGCTTGCGGTAGCCGAAACTCCAGACGCAACAACAGGTAAGGGGGAGTTCCACGCCCCTTCGGACCATGAACCCCGACCCCAACCTGTTATGTTAGCCATAGGAGACTCCTACAGCTTACGCAATGCGGATGATTGCTTGGCTTGCGTCAGCCGTTGGGAACTGAATCGTAAAGTCACCTGCCGTGGAGGTCTTGTCTCCACCAAAAGCAAGAACGATTACTGCATCAGTTGTGCCTGACCCACCGCCACTAGTGGTGTTGTAGATCAACGCACCGTTTGCAGTGACAGTAGCTGTGCTAAATGTCAGGTCTGCAAAATCGGTAATAGCCGTGGTGCCACCACCTGGGATAGACGGCGTGACGTTAGTCAACGTACCGCCACCAGCACTATAACCCGTGCCAGACGCCTCATTTGAGGTAGAATAGTCTGTTGTTGCTGCACCAAGAGATGCAGAACTGGTAAACAGAGCAAGTTTGAACGTATGACCGCTCGAGTTGGTGAAATTGTGCTTACCTTGAAGCAGTTCCTGCTTGAAGGATGTGCACATCGCTTGTTGAATAGCCATTTAAAGCCTCCTTATTGCTTCAGCTAACTGCGGATGACCTGCATCCCTCAACGCATTATACACGGTTGTTCTATCACTACGAATAGCCTCCCGCATATAAAAAGCCACAACAGTTTCCATGTGCTTTTGAAACGCTCTGGCTTGATCTCGAATACCTGGATGAGCGGCATCCGAAACTGAAATTAATTTTGCTACGCATCGTTCAGCAACCTCTTCAGGCGTCCAACCACGAGATTCCGTAGTATGAACCGATACAATCGGAGTTTTTGGAACGTCTAGATCTAGCTTAAACATCAAGTTTTCTCTCTAATTATCAGACCTTCTCGGTAAGCATCCGTTGTCTCCAAAGCCTCACCGAAGTTTTTCAAGCGAATCAACGCCTGTTGAAACTGTTGATTGTAGTTTTGAAGAACGTCAGCCTCACCCTTCATGAAGGTGTAAGCCTCTATCAGGGAACCATACAACAGTGTCATAGGAGCGTTTGTACTTAACCAAGTGCTGCCGCTACTGGATTGAGCGGTTAAACTGGCAGGACGATAGGTGTAGTGCAACTCCGCTGTGAACGCCGCATTAGGAGTGGGCGACAACAGAAAGTTGTTGATGTCAAAGAAAGCGTAATACTTTGGAACACCCGTAGCACCTGTAGGATTGTACTCCTGCAAGTAGTTGACATCCTTATACAACAGAAACTCTTTGCTACCACCGTTAGTGATAGACAACGAATACGGCGCTAGAAAATCGCTAGGACATGTAAGAAACTGATTAGAGGATGTGGTCGTGCCCGTCTGATTCTTGCGGAAGAAAGTCAGCGCCACGCTCTTCAAGATTCGCTCTTCAGCCTCAACAATGAAGGTGTCTAGGTTATTTACAAACGTAGTCTCTTGATTCTCACAGTAGTCTTGAATCGTTTGTTTTAGTTCGCTGAATGTAAATGCCATTTAAACCACCACTGTGACAGATCCTACGCTGCCGGTCATTTGCGCCTTATCCACTGGCGGAAAGACGTTATTGCCGACCGGAACGAATACATGGCCCTTTCCTGTATCAGGTCTAGGGTCGCGAAGAGCTTGTGGATCAACGACTCTACGTCTCGGATCAAGCTGCGGATGTTTCTCTTCAAATTCATCAGAACCTACCTTCAAGCCATTCCATTCTACCCGCATGTCACGAAGACGATAGCGAAACCCAGACCGATCTGAGATTCCGTATGCGTCTTTGCCTGAAGCATAATTACCCATTACACCCTCAGATACTGGATGTCAGGCTGCAGCTTCAAAGACACTCGATCCTCGTCCTCGTCAGCGGCTCGTTGAAACTCCTCTTCATAAACATTTTTCAAAAGTTGGATACGCTCCGGCGCCTTCTTCAGAGCGATGTAATATGCCATGCCGGCAACCGCACAAGGCAAGAACCGGAAGGGCAACTCAACATTGTTCGTCAGTGCATCAGCATCTTCTATACGTCGTATGAAGTAATATACAATCTGATCTGTACTATTTTCCGGTGTCGGCCAAAGCGTGATCTGTGGCGTGATCTGCCGATTAAAGAAGAACTGAGAAGGGCGACCCTGTGTCGTTTTGTTAGGGATCGACAAGTAATCGCCACGACTCAGTCGAGTCAGATCAAAGTCTGTGTTACTGCGCCGTAGAACAACTTCAAGAAGATCTACAACATCTGCACCTAGAGTTTCAGTCGCTTGATTATTTGTAAGCGTTATCGTTGCTTGCCTGACCGTCCAAAGGTTTACCCCTCTGTTCGCCCAATCTGCAAACATCAGATTCATAGAGCGTCGAGCTGTTCGCGCATCGTAACCAGTGCGAACCTCTAGCCCACAACGCTCATACGCCTCTTCTATGATGTCCGAAACATCAAGATCAAAATCTCTAGAGTTAGATGTTGCCATATCAGCTTATCTCTTTGATTTGACCCGTCCGCCGCTACGGAAGCCGGCCTTTTTCTTTTTAGCAACCATCCCGCCGCCACGAAGCATTACCTTCTTGCGAACAGAACCGCCGCCTCTCATCATCTTCTTGCCGTTCTTCATTCTCTTCATTGCACCTGGCATTTCAATCTCCTGTAATAGTCCTGCCGCTGCTGATATAGAGAGGAACCGTCATAATAATCTTCACAAGTATTATAGTAGCCCTTCTCTCTCAACTGATCCGAAGCCTCTTGCAACTTACTTAACCGTTGCAAGAAAATCATCGCATAAGGCTCCTCGTCAGTCATCTCTATCTCATCGTCCAAAAGATCGTTGTCTTCTGCCTCTGGATGAAACCCCATTAAGAACATGTCCTTAGTAGCAAATACACCCTCTGCAATATCTTTGTTCATATCATCTAAAAAAGCATACATATCATCTAGTTCTGGGTAACAATGATCCACCAATATGATCACTTCCTTTGAGTCATCCCAGTCTTCAACAGCTAAATACAGGCTGTCCCACTCTTCCGTATCCTTAAACAAAAATCCTACCTTATCTTCGGCCCAAGCCTTACGAGCAAAAGGACAAGCTGGCAAACCGTTGTAGTTTTCGTTTGTCTTCTCTAAGACAGAGGCCGACCACCTTTTCAACTCTTGAATCACAGCTTCTTGCATCAACTACTTCTTCTTTCTTCTGCGCACAGCCTTGACGCGCCTAGGCTTGCCAGCAGGTTGACCCAGCCGTTTCTTCTGTGAAATACGAGACTTCTTCTCTTTGGAGGACAACTCCTTTGTTGTTTTGGGCGTCTTTGAAGAAATCCGCTTTGATGGGCGACAATAAGGGACACCACGTTTTTCTCCTTTCTGGCGCCCACATTTCTTGCCCGTGCGGACATCCTTCCAATCTTCCTTGAACCAACGCTTGAGTGCGAGTCCAGCTTTTGTCTTTCTAACCGCCATCAGGATTGCTCCACAGCGCCCTTTGTGCGCTTACGTCTTTTTGGCAAGACGGCTCCGCAACCTCTCGCTACTGCGGTTCCTTTGATCCGCTTGCCTCGAAACTTGCGCTTCGGTCTTGTCGCCGGAACTCGCATCAATAGGTCTTACCTTTGCGTTTAGATGAGCCAGTCTTTCTTTTAGACTTCTTACTCTTTCCTCCAGTTCCATAGTTTTTGGCTCCCACTTTTCGGCATTTAGCAATCGCTCCCGAAGCATACGCCGATGGAAAAACCTTATATCTTGCTTTAACCTTTCGGTAACATGCATCTTTTGGCACTTTAACCCCCTTAGTTGTTTGCTTGGCGATAGATCTGCGCGAGATCGTCATTGCCTTTCTCCGCTAGAAACGCCTGCCACATGGGTTTGATCATCTCATAATTTGAGGCGACCTTCTCTTTCACAACAGCAGTATCCGTCTTGAGTTCAACGATAGAAATACCTATCCAACCCAAGAACGCCAAAGTCGCACCACTAATGATTGTGCTTAGATTCTTCAACACCGCCACCTTTTCCTTGCCTGACAAATACGCTTGTTGGGCGTTTTACGGCAATTGATGTTATGCATCTTCATCTGCCCCTTTGAGCGGGAGCAATAAGAACTGCGGCGTTTCGCACGAGACTTGCTCGGCTTTTTCTCCGTTACAGCCGTTTGGAGCTTGCTGCCTGGATTCTTACGACGATACGCCGCGACTCCAGCTTTAGTCATTCCCGCCCCAGCTTTAGTGGGGCGGAAATTCTTTTTGTTGCGTTTAGGCATCTTTGCGGCTTTGCGAGCCATTAGCCAAAGAAGCCTGTAATTGAGTCTATGTCGGTAAGTGTTACATGACACCCGTCTTCAAAAATGATTCCGTGGTCTGGTATAGAAATCTGGGTGTCATCACCCGCCACAAATGTCATGGTCAACAGAGTTGTGCCGGATCCACCGCCACTTCTGAAGACAGCAGCAGGACTACCACTGCCGGCACTCCGAACAACAAACGACTTGAGACGAGTTCTACCGCCAATCAAGCTGCCTGTAGATGTCGCTGTTTTAGCAAAAATAGAAGCGGCCATGTTCGCCTCCTATTACTGAGCGCCAGCTTCAGCCATTACATACGTTAGAACGCCGGTAAACGTACCACCAGTTGCTGCGGATGAACCAACCTTACCGGTTACAGTAGCGTCAGCTGCTAATCCGCCGGCGACTGCAAGCGCACCATTAGCGCCCACGATTGTACCAGCCGTATCTGCGTCAACTTCGTTGAACAAACCATCAGGATCAGCGGATGTACCGATATCAACAGTTGGATTGGTTCCACCAGTCGAACCACCGATAACCATGATTGAGATAGGAATCGCGCCTGCGGGGAGAGTTAGTGTCTGCCCAGAGGTCGCAGAGGTTCCAATCCGAACATTGGTCGCGCCTGATGCTGTAGGATCAAAAGAAATTTGCACACTTTGAGTCATCGGGACTGGGGTATGTGTGCCTTTGGTGCCGCCGCCATAAGAACGAACTACACCTTGGAAGGTTGTGTTTGCCATTTTGTACTCCTGTCGTGGCAAGTGTCAGATCCACTCTGGACCTGTCAGGGTACAAACAGGATACACGAAAAAAGGTGGAGCCGCAAATTGTACGGCTCCAAGTTTAGGGAGGAAACTACATGTGTAAGGTAGAACTACTATAACAGAAAAAAGGGCGACTCGAAAGCCGCCCTTTCGCCCAGTTGGAGGACTAGGATTCTTATGCGCCCGGTGAACCGAATACGCAACGCGGATCTGAGAAGCCGAAGCTGTAACGCTCACGAGCCTTGAAGCGCATGTTACCGGTGTCGAAGTCTGCTTCCATCTGTGTAGACAAAGGCAGACGCTCAAAGTGGATGAAGCCACGGGGAGCATCGGTAAGGATGAAGAACGCATCCGTATCCGTAAGGAAGTCGTTGACATGGTAACCGTCAGGCAACATCCCCATAGAACGAATTGCGTTAACATCGTTGTCCGCAGTACCCACACGCAGGTTGGACACCATCAGGCGCTCTGCAACGAACTGAAGCTGACGAGGTATGATCAACTTCATGCCGCGAAGGGCAACCTTCAGGCCACGCTCATCAACGAAACCAGCGATGCTGATCAGAGCGTCCTCGAGTGAGGTCTCGTTCAAATCAGCGGCTGTGCTTGGCTCGTTAGCAAACGTGCTACCGTTCGTAAGCGGATGCGATGCGTCACAGAGTGCAACACCGTCACCGCCAGCAGACGCACCAGCCGTAAACGCATTGTTAAGAATGCTAGCTGCTTTGACCTGCTTCGTGTGCGCCATTGAACGGGCAAGAGCACGAGTGTAGCGAGAGGAGAGACGATCATAGAGATTGTCTTCCACGGCTTCTTCCGTGATCGAAAACGCCAGTGCAATGGTTTCGTGGTTGTACCGAGCGGTGAATGCTTCGTTGGCATCATCAAAACTGATGGCGGAACCTTCCGACTTAGTCGGAGCGGCGCCAAAGCCACTCAACATGACCTCTTCCTCAAATGCTCGATCTGAAGACTCGGTGGTGTAGATTTCGGCGTGCTGGTTTTCATACCTGTCATACTCCATTCCAAATAGAGCATTTAGGCCAGGCTCCAGCTCTTTCGCCAGTTGTGCGCGAGAAATAGCCATAACTGAGCCTCCTTATACGCCAGTCGTAGAAACAGTGCCCTGTGCAATGCTACCGTTAGCAGCATTGAAGTGGTTGTTTATACGAACAATTAGTGGAATACCAGCAGCACTAAAGTCTGAGTTTTCTGGGTCATCAAGAATACCCATAATACGCAGAGCATGTGTGTTGGTGGCAGCGACAGTATTCAGATCGGCAGTCGCAGAGGAAATACCTGTTGTGGTAGAACCGCTGTTACCTGTTGCAAGCTGAATGTTTGCGAACACCGCTGTACGAAGTTCTGCTTCAGTATCGTTAGAACTTTGTACGTTAGACGTTGCAATCGTAAACAGCATTGCTGGATCGTCATACAAAAAGGCTTTGACGGGGAAGTTAGAATCCGCGCCAGAACCAGGCCAGAAGTTAGAGAAAATTGTTTCTCCAGTGGTTGAACTGACATATTCGCATCCGTTGAACACACCCACGATTGAGACCGTGCCACCAGCGGCGGCTTGCAGGTCATCAATCACTCCAGCGGCTGTCGGTATTACCGGCATACCTTGGAAAATTGGGTTGGAGTTGTCAGATGCAATGCGATACTCAGTTGTACCAATGGAGGCTGGGGCTGACCCTAGCATACCATATGGTCTAAGACCAAAGGCTCCATTTGCATTCGCCATGAGAATAACTCCTTCTCACTATGAATCAGAGCCGCTCTTGCGGCCTCCGAAAGTTACACGACTTTGCCTATCGTTAGTAATAGGCATTGAAGGATGCTGCTCCTTCATTAAGTCCTGATCCACAGCAGTGATTTGTTCGCGTGTCCGATCACGGTAATATTCGGTTCTTTCCTGCGCTGTCTCTTCAGGTATACGGGCCAGCATTAACCCACCGTTACCAATCACACCGGCATGTGTGCCTTCATCAAGAACCGCATAATCACGACCAGGGTACTCATCGGCTCTGACTGGTTCCCATCCCTCACGAAGTTTCGCGTGGACGTTCATCTTGTCTTCGTCGCCTCTGAGTGCTGTCCTGATCCAACGATGGCGATACCCATCGGGCGGAGTCGGTGCATCTAGTCGGCTGGGCGGTGCCCATGGTTTCCTGCGCGTTTGTTTTTCGCGTGTCTGTGTTGACCGTGGTTGTCTTGTATCACTCATAACTTAGTCCTTTACATACTTGGCGTATTCTTCCAAAGGAACTCCAAGTTTTTTAGCCATTGCTATTTGTGATGGTGACAACTTGACAGTCCTGCGCCCCTGCTTGTTACTGCGGGATGCGGAAGTAGAAGCCGAGGCGACTCTTGTACTTCCCCCGTTCTGTTTGGCCCCCAACTCATTTGGAAAACGAGATTTAAGACGGGAGTCCAATTCATTGTAGTAGTCATCGCTAGATGGGTCAAACCCTTCTTCGTTGACTAGGTTGTTGTGAATCACAAACGCAGCCTGTGTCATGATCTCGTCATCACCAAACCATTCGTTTGCTTCCGCCCACTTCTGTGCTCGTGGGTCTGGCTGTGCCTGTTGTGGCTGTGCCTGTGTCTCCTGCGGAACCTCAACAGATTGTGCCTGTTGCTCTTGTCGCTGTTTAGCAAGCCTGTAGCGTTCTTGCTCAATGGCGATCTGTGACAGCGCCTGTTGAGAATTGAACAAAGCATCCGCGTCACCGCGCTCATGAGCGTCCGTATACGCACGCTTGGCTTGCTCTAGCTGAGACTCCAAACGAGTGCCATACTCACTGAGGTAGCCTTGATCGAGGTTACTGAGCTTGGTCTTGAGTTCCTCGTTCTCTTTCTTCAAGACATCCGCAAGCCGCGCAGCTTCTTCCTTGTCGCGCTCGGCATAGCGATACTTCTCAGTCAGCTTCTTGATGCGCTTCTGAACACCCTTGCTGTAACTGTCTAACTCATCTTCGGACGCTTCAGACGTTTCGGCAGGCTCTTCAGTCTGAACCTCAACACGCTCTTCTTCAGCGTTGACCGTCTTCTTGTCGTCCTCAAGCGTTACTTCAACGCTCTCTTCTTCAACTGCTGCTTGAGCCTCTGCCATCTCCGTCTCCTTAGACATGCTTCACATCATCGGGTTCAAGAAGAGTAGCAATCACTTCGTCATCGTTAATGATGCGAACCTCTCCACCCTCAATCTTAAACCTAGACCCTGCATAACGACCAATGCACACCCACTGACCTTCCTGACACCATGGCTCTGGGTTATCGCCAAACTTGTTGGGGTCTTGGTAAGCCAACGGCCCTAGCTTCAACACATACGCTACTACCGTAGCCAGTGCCTCACGCTCACGAGCTTGATCAGGAATAAGAATACCGCCATCGGTCTTTGCCTTGCCTTGATAAGGCATAACAAGAAGCCGCCAACCCGTAGGTTGCGGCAGACGTTCTTTCAGGGATTTGTCAAGAAGACTGGGGTCTAAGACTCGCTGGTCTGCCTCTACATAAGCCGACTCTGCGGAAACGGGATCTTTTGCTTTTGATCTGGCAACATGATCAGGAACGTATAATGTCTTCGCCATCGTCTACGTTTTTCTCCAGCAGGGATTTGATTTCTTCCTTGGCGTAGACAAGTCCCTGTACTTCTCCCACCAGCCGCTGGTATTGCTCAAAGTTCTGAACACCACCAGATGTCAACATTTCAGCGACTTGTTCCTCTCGCTGTTCCAACAACCTATAAACATATTTTGCGAAGTCTGCAACATCCATCGGACAATTAATATGTGCCCCTGAAGTTTTTGCCTCTCACAACGGCACCGCAACCACGAGCCATACCATCGGCTTTTACACTCATGCCGCTACCAAATGTCTTTACAGACTTATCCAGTCGCTTGGTGTCCCGCTCTTTGAACAGATCAGCCTTTGCAATCTCTGCGGCGTCCTCATCACCAAACTCCGCTAGTTCTTCCAACTCAATGATTCTCGGCTCTGTAGATGTAACCTCGCCGCCGTCATTGAACTTAACTATGCCGCCGGATGCCTTACGCAACTCTTTGAAATCTTCTCCGGTGATCTTATCGCGAGGCTCTGCCACACGGGCAATCTTCATCTGCTTTTTTGTCAGTGGCATGGCGCCCTCCTACTTCTTCCCAAAGAACTTCGTTGCTGACCTAATGCCAAAGCTGGCCGCTACAATCACTCCCAGTGTATACTGATACCACTCAGGCATCACCTCCAAAGCTGCAAAACCCTCCGCAACGATGGTTCTACCCCACTCACCGGCAAACGCTAGTATCAGCGGAATCGAGAACAAAATCGTTAGCCACTCGTCCTTCCAAGACGACTGACTGCCCTTCGCCATCAGCTTTTCCCAATCAGCCGTTGACGTTGCAGCAGACACCATCACCTTGGCTTCAGCTTCCGCCTTGGCCTTGGCAACCGCAGATTTGCCGCGTTGCTCTTCCGTTTTTGAGTCCATCCACGACCCAATCAGGCCGGATACAGGACCAATAAGTGCTTGTAACATCAATACACCTTTACCTGATCTGGGTTGACCTGTCTAGGAACACAGTACGCTGTGACTCGATCCTTGGGATCCATGTTCTGAATATAACGGTAGTTGCCATAACGCTTAGAGACTTGATTCGCAAAGTAATTACATTCGGTGACCGAATAGAAATACATGTTTCCACTCTCTAGCTTGCGAAAGTCTCCGGTTCCCAGATAAACCAACAACAAGAAGGCATCTACCATCACTTGCGACTCATCCAAGCTGTAGTGCCCATATACGCACCCACGATGCCAGCTCCACTAATATAAAACAAGTTACTTATGTCCGCCAACGCCGACACCCGCTCAACCGGCACAAAGAACATCGCGACTGTAAAAGCACCCATTGCTCCCAACGAGGCCGTCGCCATACGGCGCTGTGCCCGTAGTTTACGCATCTCGTGCTCGGCCTGACGTATTTCTTTGGCGTGGGCGAGTTCCTCGTCCGTAATTTCGCCATCGCCGTCCAGATCATACTCAGCATACTCGGTGTCCTTCTGAAACTTCTTAACCATTCTCCCTCCTTTTGACGTACAGCCAAGCAAGAAAGACTAGGAACGCTCCGACTACCGTTAGCAAAAGTATGATGCAAAGCACTTCAACAAACTTCCGGCGCCGCTCTCTTTGTCTGTAAAGCGTTTCCTGCCTACGTTTGCGAATTTCGCCTTCCATCTTGACCAACTCGTCCCACTTGGACCTGCCCAGTGTGAGGCATATCCACTGCCGTAGCTCGTATCTTTGCTGTTCAGCTTTCTGTTTGTTTGCAAACGCAGTGATAGCTTCTTGCTCGACCGATTGGCCGCCGAATAGTTTCTTAAATATCGGGGGGTTCTTGGCCTCTTTCTCGGCCTGGTCAAGGTCGGACAGTGCACCCATCCAACGCGAAAGGTCGGATGCCATCGCCTCGATGTCCCGTCCTATCGCAAAACCTTTTTTAATGGCTCCAAATGCCGCCGAAGCGGTAGCCATCGCAGTTACTGGATCCAATTATCCCCTACGCATCGCCAACTCACGCTGGGTCTGGATGCGTTCCCTGTTCACATCTGCCCTATCTTCCGCGATCTCCTCTTGGAGTTCGATTCGCGCTGCGTCAGTCATGGCTCTCTGCTGGAGCTTCTGGCGTTCCAGATCAAGTTCTGCCGCGTCCTGCGCCGCTCTGCGCTCGGACTCGTTAGCCTTGATAGCAAGCTCTTGCTGCCGGATTGCTACAAGAGGATCTTGTTGGCCTGCCGGCGGTGCAAGCATCTGAATGATTTCTTGAGTGAACTGTGCTTCTAGTCTTGCAACCTCGGCTTCAACCATGTCCTCACTCATCGCAGATGCTGCTTGCATTTGTTGTTGCGCCATCATGGGGTCTACTGCCCCCATCTGAGCGGCCAATGCCATTTGCTGCGCCTGCGCCTGCTGTTCTTGGACTTGAGCCATCACAGTCAAACGTGCCTTCATGGACACATGATCCTGAAGGTGCCCCATGAATATAGCATAAATGTTGGGCGATGTAGAGACCAACGGCAACTTCATGAACGTGATATGCGCCATGATATGAGCGTCGTGGTCCTGTTGTTGGAAGGCTGTCAGGAGTTCGCCCTGCATTCCCTTGGCATTCTCAATGCTGGGACTCGTAGGCTTTGGCTCCTTCTTGGCCGGCAGAATCTCATCAATGTTCTGCACTTCCAACGCCTGATACATACGCTTGTATGCTTCATGGAGGTTGTGAATCTGCGGGTTCGACTGCGCCAACTGAAGCTGTGTCTGCGCTAGTGTTACCCGTTGTGACATCGAGAAGATGTTTGGATCCGATACTGGGATCACATCCACGCGACCATCAAAGTCCTGTGCTTTGATCTCTGAGGGTGCTCCGGCTACCTCATAGGGATACACAGGTGGGAGATTTTCTGCGAAGATTCTAGCGAGGAGCCGGAACTCTGTTTTCTGGGCATAATGCAGGCGCTTATGAATGGCCGACATGACCTTCATACCGCGCTCAAGCAGTGCCACAGTTGTCCCTACGGGCATGTCTCCGCTCTTGGCGCCGTCACCAATCTGCTGATCGGCGATAGACACAAAGCGACGACCACCCTCAATCAAAGAGGCCAGCAACTGCGCTAGCGTGCCAGACGGCTCCTTGAATGGAAGCGGAATGATAGAGTTACGGATGTCACCACCAGGCGCATCAATGTCTCTGAACTCACCAGGACTCAGCGGTTCGTCATCGTTACGGATGCGAATGCCCCGCGCCTTGAAACCGGACGGCAGGTTTGCCAACGTGCCGGAATCAATCAACTGACGAAGGATGCTGGTCGCGGCGCGACCCAACCCGCCGATCATGTGGATCAGGCCGAAGCCATAGAAACCTAGACCGGGTAAGAATTTGTAGTGAACGAAGTACTGACGCTTACGCTTCAGCGAATCTTCTTGGTCATAGTTACGAGTGATAGACAGAATCTCGCCTGACCCATGGTCAATCGTAACGACATACGGCAGCTTGATCTCGGTAGGCTGGCCGTCAGCGCCTATGTCCTCAAAACCCTCTAGATTCAGATCAACATGCATCTCCAGAACGGTGTGAATGTCGTCCGTGTATCCTTTGCTCAGACCCTCAAGTTCATCGACCTTGTCGCGAACCTGATCGTCTACATTGTCATCTACCGTCACCTCTACGTCCTTGTAGATGCCTGCAACCTGCATCTTGCGAAGCTGGTTGCCATCCATACG